GAGGGATCCGAGTAAACATCGCTGCAATTCATCAATACCGTGTTAACAAAAGGACAGACCACAAAAGTGGATTTCTTGTTCAGTAAAGACTAATGCGACGACTACGATATGCAGATTCAGCGAATCCCTAACCGCACTTACGTGGGCTACGGCATTCACAGAAAAGTGCACAACATTCATACCCCCACAAGGGGCCCTCAAAACGTCTCCGTTTTACACCTGCGCACGGAGTATAATAATGCGCATTCATGCTTGTGTGTTTATATTTAACCCTTCTTCGGCGTCGGTCATGGACCGAACTTTGGGGCCTCAAGACGACCGTTTACTTCTTACCCAAATCTCTCCAGCCAAGTTCAAGGCTTGCGAGAGAAGGGAGAGAAGTCACAGTCGGCGCCGGCGTAACCGGGGCAGGCGGGAGACGTGATAACATCTGTTCCACGCGTTCGAGAATGAAGTTCGTCTTCTCTCGAGCGACAGCGTCCTCACCCCACTGACGACATTTCTCATTGACGAGCTTAATCCTCGGATTTCGTGAGGAAAAAGCATCAAAGTCAGGAAAATCGACGTGTGGCAAGACGTGGACACGGTTGTAACTCACATTCTCTCCCGTAATTCCGGTCAGCGAGAACACGAGGGGTCTTGGAGTCCCAGGCGTCTCGTTGTACAGCGAGTAGCGGAGGTAAGCAGAAGATGAAGCAACGCCGTTTGGTGCGAGGAAAACCATCGAGCCATTAACGGAAGCGATCGACGTGCTTGCGTTGGTCACCGAAGTTGCAACAGTGATCTCCCAAATGATTTGGTATTTACCATTCCCAGGAAGCGAAAACCCCGCACCAGTCAGATCAGTGATCCCAATAGTGTCCGCAAAAAGGACAGGAACTTGGGCAAGACCGAGAGGTGCAGTGTCTGTGCATGAAGAGGCACCATGTCCGGCAAAGATGTAGGCAATGGGTTCCACCGAAGTTGGTTCGACCGTCGGTTGGTAGAACTCGAGGTCATAGTCAAGGAAAAGAGATCCAAGACTGACGTCGGTTCCGGTTCCATCCGTAAGGGTGATCATAACCAAGACTCCAGCCGAGTACAAAGCCACATCATTATTAGACATGTCGACATACAGGGAGGGTTGATTGGGCACGGGAGGTGCTGAGACTGCTGCGGCAGACGACCAGGCCTGAGCCTCATCGTTGCCATACGCGTCGGTGACTTGACGGATCAAATCTGTTCCGTCATCCGCCAGCTGAGTGGCCGGATCGCTGAAGATAACCATCGCGATCTGACCCGAGAAAGTGGTCGGTAAGGAGGAGGCGAAGCGAAAGAGCAGACCGCCGGGAGTAACATTCCAGCGTTGATATTCTGCAGCAAGAGACTTCAATCTCGTTCCGTTGAAGATCCCCGCAACCGGGTTGATCTGCGCTTGAAAGAGAATTGAACCAGCTTTCGCATCGCCGGGAAGAACAACATTCTGGAGGAATTCAGTTCCGACAGCACGTGCTGATTCGACCATTCCGCCTCTGCCAGACTTAGTCGTCAACGAACGCAGACCAGCAGTGTTTGATGACATCGGAGATGCCACACCAACAGGAGCTTGGCCAACGACGCTTTTGACTGCGCCCAGCATTTTCGAACTGTGGTCTTTCAGTAGCAAAGGTGCAAGTATCGGTACCAAAGAACCGGCAATTCCCAGTCCCTTGGACGCGACGTCCCAGATGCTCTTCTTTCCCTTCTTCTTCTTTTTCTTTGCCTGAGTAGAGGCGCCAGTTTCCATAGCCTTCACGACCTTGGCGATCGATTCGGCCTTGGCTGCGGCTGCGCCTGAACTTTTCGTATTCTTTGGCATGTGCAATTTTGACAATATAGTGGATCCAGCATAATGCGCACAAACATCAGAGGCTGGAATGATCATCCTGTGCTACAACAGTAGGGCGTTTCCTGTCGATCGACGGGCACCTTGCCGTTTGTGATGGACACTCGTCAGGCAGAGAACATCGTTGGATCAATCCAAAGAGTCTCCCCCGGGTTTTCCCCCGGACACAAACCTAGCCGCAAGGCCCCTCTGGGGCTGAAGGCTACTGCTGCTGAGCCGTGCATTCTCTTGGCATTTAGGGCGTGAGCCCACTTAGCGTGGACATTCAAAGGCAACGTGTCAAGTTGCAACCACTTTAGCTCATGAGGCACAGAACCCACTTGATCCTACTTTTATACCGCCGGACCCTGGCGGTTGTCTTGTGCGTCTCAGCGGGCGAGACTGAAGACACAACCCCGAATCAAATCTCGTTTCGGGATGTGTTTCAGCTCGAGCCCACTGGGTTTCCTGAGAACGGCCGCCACAGGGGCTGCAACATCCTCGGGAGCTACATCGTCATAAGAGTTGAGCGGTTTAACCTCACGCTCACCAAAGACGATGTTGGTAACATTGAATGGATCGTCAAAGTCAATTTCTTCTCTTTCAAGACTTACGACTCTGCCGAAGTGGGGGCGAACGTCGGCCACACGGCCACCCATTAAAACGTTCGCTGTGTACATCTGATCTTCCGTTACAGTCCAGCGCCATCCGAGAGGAACAAGAACGCCATGACCGCCAAATGATGGATGAATAAACAGATTGGTGCCCTTCAGATTGAGGCGCCCCTGACCAGTCTCATAACGGCGAAGATACATCTTCAAAACTTGATGTTGTTTCTTCACACTAGAACACGAGAGGAGGATGCGATTCAAAACCGAGGGACAGGGATCTGGCTCAGCCTTCCCGTCCTCCGTTGACCCCTGGACCTTTCTGATGTTCTCAATCAAACCAACCGCTAAGTAGTCCACCCGAAAAGGGCAGGGAACTTTCGAAGTTTGGTCGAATTGATATGCAACAGAATTGATGGTACAGGCGTCGGAGTGAATGTAAGCCTTTCCTAAGCTCGGTTCAAGACCGACCGCAGATGAGACGAGATTTTGCACATCCCACAGACTTTCGTCCGCAGCATACAACATGTCATCACCATTGATCAAAACATGGTCGAGAGCCCACCGAAGGAAACGCTCATCTTTCAGACGGGAAACCTGAAATTCATCCGTTGATGGATCATAGCAACGGACAAGAAGATACACACCGAGATTGGCCAAACACAAAATAGGGAACGACAAAATCGAACCCATCAATTGACCATTCTCCATCCCAACATTCAAATCTTCGTGACCTTTTGGGTACTCCAGCTTATGATTTCCGAGAACACGCCAATACAAGTTCTTCAATTCAAAAGGCAGATTCTGAACAAGGTCCGCGAGGATCTTCCAGGAATAGGTTCCGGAAAGCCCGTCAGTTGCAGCTGAATAATCGATCGAGAAATTCTTTACTCGATCACCACAACCTTCGACAGACAATACCTCACCAATATCGAGGACGTTCAGCACGCGGCCGATTGCTCGGAAGCAGGGCATATCTTTCAGCGTAGACCAAAGCAGCTTTTGAAGCGGCTTACACGCGTAGTAATGCTCTGCTGGACCCTTTGAAATGATACGAACTTTGAGGGGTTCAAGGACACCGTGGATCTTGCACGATAACTGCCCATTTTCGCTGCGAATGACTTTTCGAACTTTCGATTCGACATGCCAATACAACTCTTCCGGGACAGTATAGACAACGGTCTGAACATTGAAGGCCACTTTATCGCCCGTTACGGCAGATGCGGCCCACAAAATCGTGCAAAGCTGATAAACATAATCACCCAATACACCACAATGGTCACGGTTACCAAGGATAGTGCCGAGTTGGCCACCCTTACTGCGCGGCTTCTGATAACAGCTCGACGTAGAGGGGGTAGTCCGACCCCACCGGAGATGAGAGAAATCCTTCTCCTCTGGGGGTCCATCGACAACTTTCCTAACACGCACAAGGACCGGGGCAAGAGCCTTCATGCAAGCGTCTTCCACATCCATCTTCTCTCCATCACACCAGATATCGCGCCTCTTCTCAAACGGCGCAGACATCATTTTCGAATGTTTTTCATAGCACATTCGAAGGAAAGAGTCAGGAACAACAGCAGTACAACGCTTTGCCATCAAAACGGTGAAGCAGAAGTGTAAATTTTGGCGCGAGTAAGAACCGCACCGAATGCGTTCCCAAAACCACTTTGCGAAGATTCCCTTCCAAATCCACACCTTCTTAGGTTGTGGCGGCAGGTCATTATCGAGCAAAACAGCCATTGGGTAAGCATAAAAATACTTCATCGCTGCGACGAACTCCAATTCATCAACTATTAGGGCAAAGTCAAAGAATGAGTCCATCATGGACTTGATGACAGTTCGGCTGCCGCCAAAGTGATCAATGATAATTGCGATCCCTTTAGCAGCTACGAACGCGGCTCCATGAGAAGAGCCCTCGGTCAAACGGACTTCCTCAGACAACCCCTGAGGAGGTGGGTGGACAGGACTAGCTCCTGTGCCTCTGGCCGGTGCCACCGGCGCTGCCCCTCCAAAAACGGTACGGAGAACAAGTTGACTCAAATATTTCTTTATGTTTTGTTGGTTTTGTGTCAAAATCATCTTATCCGCCTTTGGCGAGGGAGGCTTCTGTCTGATCTTCTCGGATCGGAC